AAGGTCCGGCGCTGGAGCTGCGCGCTCGCTCGCTGCTTTACCTGGACCCGCCGTATTACGTGAAAGGTCAGCAACTGTACCGCAATGCCTACGCGCCCGAAGATCACGCCGCCATCGCCGCCGCCGTGCAGGCCGTGCCCACGCCGTGGCTCGTCACCTACGACAACGCGCCAGAAGTGGCCGCGCTCTATGCCGACGCGCATGGCTGCACGTTTGACCTGACCTACTCCATGCACCTGGATCGGCCGCGTGCTACCGAGCGGCTGTTTCATAGTGGGCTGGCGATGCCCGTGGCGCCGGTCCTCAGTCGCCGGGTGAGTGGTTGGCCGCCTGCGTGGACGCGGAAAGCTGCGCAAGCACGTGCAGCATGAAGGGTTCGAGCTTGGCGAATAGCCCTGGCAGGTCCTGGGCATTGGTCAGAAAATAGTCGCCGTCGTGCTTGATGCAGTCGCCCCTGCTCTGCAGGTCCCGCAGGCACTGCTGCAAGGTCTTCCTCCGGTTGCGGTCCGTTTGGCAATAGGTCTTAACGGCTTGGTTCAATGTGCCAAAGCTGTCTTCGTTTCTGGGCGCGAGATTGCGGCCCAGCGTCTCAAAAAGCGTCCAGGCGCCTAGCCACAGAAGAATGCCATTGGTGTTGAGCGACAAGTTGCATAGCTGGCTGTAGAGCGCGACCAGCTTGGTTAGTCGCGTCGACGCCAGCGCGTCCGCGATCGCGGTGCTGCGCGGGAGCCGGTTCGGGGGCGTTGGGTTTGGTGATGGACTAGTTGAGCCCAGAGTCGACGGGGTACTGGGTTCTGGAGCCGGGGCCGGGCTTGGCCCCGCCGGTGGTTTGGGGCTGGGCGAATTTGGAGCGCTGGCGTCTGTTGGGGGTGGTTCGGGCGGCGGTGCCGGTTGCGGGCCCGCGGGTAGAAACTTTGCGGTCAGGAGTGATTCGCAGCGCTCGGCGCTAGCGAACTGGCTGCCGCGCTTGAGTGTCAGGGTGCCGTCGGCAATCCAGTCCAGAATCTGTTTGGACACCAGCATGGCTTTGGCCTTACTGCCCGATGGTGGGCGCTGACTGAAGCGTTGTTCACCATCCCGGAACAGGCGCTCGTTGATCAGGCCGAGCTTGATCGCGGAGCGCACGCCGCGGCGGAAGATGTCGTGGAAGTAAAGGTCGCTGTTGATAAAGGCCAGGCGGGTGTCATCTGTAGATTCCACCTCATGTAGCAAGACCATGGCGCGCCAGTCCTTGGCGCCGGCGGCATTGTGCTGGTAGCCAAATCGGGCGGCGGCCAGGGCTGACCAATTGATACGGCTGATGCCGCCGCCGGCGCTGTGGCGCTCGTAGATGGTGCGTGAGATCAGTGCGGGGTCGTCCGATGTCTGCGCCTGAATGGCGTCAAACGTCACGGACGATGTGGCCATCAGTTGTTGGGCTTGTTTCTTCACCGCTGTCGTGGGCGCATTGACTTCGGGGTGTTGCAGCACCTTCAGTGCGGCCGTGCGGCGGTTGCCGTCCATGACGATGTTGCCCTCGGCGGTCTGTAAGACTAGCAGCGGCTCGCCCAGGTCATCCTCGGCAACGCTGGTCATTAGCCTGCGAAAGCCATCGCCAGTGGCGAGCTGCGCAATGCAGTGGCTCTGGTCGGCAGCCGCGCCGAAGCGGGGGTTGGTCTCGTCTAGCAGCAGCTCATCGAGCGGGAAAGTCTGGATGCTGGGAAAACGCATGCGAGCTCCTGTTTGGTTTCGCCCTGCGTATGAGGATTACGCGAGGGCTGTTTTACGCCTACACGGCCCGCTCAAAACCCCAGCGGCCGATGACGCGCCCACAGATGTGTAGGACGGTGGCGGCGTCACTGGCTTGAATGTAGTCCCGCTCGTACGCCGTATTGTCGCTAATGATGGCCAGACGCTCGCCTAGGCGTTGCAGGCGCTTGATGTGCAGGGCGCCGTCGCGCACGAACACGTAGACGCCATCGGTGTCGACAGTCGGCACGGAGACGTCCACAAACACGATGTCCCCATCATTGAGACGCGGCGCCATGGAGTCCCCTCGTACGTCGATAATCTTGATGCGGTCCGGGTCGGCGCTGCCGAGCACACGGCGCGCCCAGGCCTCCAGAACCTCCACGCGTTCCACGACAGCGGGGTAGTCCGTTGGTGCGGTGCCGGGGCCGGCAGACGCTTGGACATCGAGGCGGTCGAGCCGGACCGTAGGAGATTCATCGTCGTCCACCGGGGCGGGGTATAACAAATCGCCGGGATCGATGCGTAGCACGCGCGCGAGCGTAAGTAGCGTGCTGAGTCGCGGGTTGGAGTTGGAGGTCTCCAGTCGCGTGATCGTGCGGAAGCCGACGCCTGCCCGCTCGGCCAATGCTTCCTGGCTGAGCTGGTGGCGTTTTCGCCAAGACGCCAGGGCGCGCGGAAAATCAACGTTTTGCCTCATATGGCTAACCCTAGCGAATGGGTGCCGCCGCAAGTGGCTTGACGTAAATAGCCATATGTGGCGTTATGATTCGCCATGAACCGCACTGAACGCTTGCGCCAAGCTCTGACAGGGCGCCGAGGGGAGTACCAAGCCATTGTGGATGACACGGGGCTGCGTTACTTCTGGCTCTCCAAGTTCGGGCGCGGTGTGATTGCAGACCCCGGCGCTTCCAAGCTGGATGCGCTGGAGGCGTGGCTGCGGGATCACCCGCCGTCAGGCGCCGCAGCTGCTGCGGAAGAAGCGGCGTGATGTCCCCCCGAGTCTCCCCAGGGTGCCCTCCGGCGTCTGTGCCATTGCCGGCCGGTCACCCCAGCCGGTCGGCTTTTCTATTTGTGCTGGATTGGGGCTCATGAGCACCGCCGTCGATCCATGGGCCGCGCCGGTCGCGCGTTGGTTGGCGGGGCTGGAGTCTAGTGGCGCTGATTCAGCGGGTGACGATGCGTTTGGTCGAACACGGCGATCATGCGGTCCAGTGCTTGCAGAAAGCGGTCTTTGCTCGGGGTGTCCGGGCTCGCTGCGAACTTCTGGCGGGCGGTGTGAAGGTCCTGAATCACGGCCTCGAGTGTGCCTGATTGATGCGCTACTGCGCCAAGGGTTACGGCCATAACGGTGATGATGGCGTTGAGGTCGGATTCGTACTCGGTTGGTGTGGGCATGGTCGGCCTCCTCGGGTGGTGGCGACAGGGTTTGCCAGTGTATCGAGGAGGCCGTCTGCGTCTGCCGTGCCGCTACATGCCTGGCAGCGGGGCCTGCATGAGCACCGCATGTTGGTTCATGTGCTGGCTGATGATCGCGGCCACCGCTTCCCCGGGCATGTCGGGTCTGATGTTGCCCGAGGCGATCAGTGCCAGCCATACGCGGGTGATGAGTTCCTGTTTGTCCATCTTGCGTTCGCTCCGTTGTTGGGTTTGGAGCGTTGGACGCTGCATGAGGCGCCGCCCGGTGTCCATTTTCCCTATCGGATTCGCCTTTAGCATGCGCTCGATTTGCGCAAGCGCGGCGTTGTGCGCGGATTCGGTCCTGGTTTTCCATGCGACTGAGGTTGAGTCATGAACGACCCGACGCCTACGTCCACTTGTGGGCCTGTCCACGTCACTCGGCTGGACGCGCTGATCTTCTACCGCGACCGGGCTATCCGCGAGACGCGGTTCACGGCGGTGGATTTCGCCGTCGCGATCGCGCATGCGTATCACCGCCTGGTGCCGGAACACGCCCGCTCGATTGAGCTGACGCCGCCGGATGAGTCCGCCTCGCATGTGGTGTATGCGAAGGGGGTGGAGCGGCTGCGCACACAGGTCAAGCGCTACGTGATCGACTCGCTGCATTTGCCCGTGGTGCTGGAGGAGGCGTGGGTGTCGGCGCTGCCGGAGCCTTACGCCGGCGATTGCCGGGCAGCGTTGGCGCGGCGCTATGGCTTTCTGGGCGCGATGTCGCCGGAGGCGGCGCCCTGCACCGACGGCGAGGCGGTTGGCCGGGTGATGACGGAAACGGGCGAGTGCCTCAGCGTGCTGTCGCAGGCCCTGGCGGATGGCCGGATCGATGCCGACGACCTGCGCCGCCTGCCGCATCTGCTCAAGGAAATTCGCGACGCGCAGGCCGCGCTGGCCAGCGTGGAGGCGCGGGTGTTGGCGGTGCAGGCCGGCACATCGACGGTGGCGCAGATTGGAGGGGCGGACCGTGGCTGATGTGGCCGACCGCGCGCAGGTGCTGGAGGATCTGCATCTGCAACAGGCGCTGACGAACCGCCGGCCGAAGTCGGAGTATTCGCCGCTGTGCGCTGACTGCCACGGCCGCAACGACCGGCCGGAGTATGCGATCTGCTCCGACTGCTTCATGGATCGTCAGATCCAGGCGGAGGCGCCGTGACCGACTTGTTCGATTCCGCGCCGGAGTCGCCGACTCCACAAGCGGCGATGAAAGACCTGATGCCGGGCTGGCAGCGGGTGAAGGGCACGAGCTATCTGCAAAGCCCCTGCGGGCGTGTGCGGATCTATCGGTCCAGCCCGCTGCCGGGCTCGGCCGGGCAGAACTACCCGGTGTATGTGCGCCTTGCGGGCGAGTGGGTCAGCGTGCGCACGTGCCGCCTTGAGCTGGAGCCGGCCGCCACGGTGGCTTTGATGGTGCTATCAGAGCTGGCGGAGCCGGGCACGTGACCGTGACCAGCACGAATGAAGCGATCGCGCATGCGATCGATCAACTGGCGGCCGAAGGCCTCATTGTCGAGTCCCTGGAGCTGGACAAGCGCACGTATTGCCCGGTGTCCCGCGAGGTGGTGGGCAAGCAGCCAAAGAAGGACACGGGCCGCTATTACGCGAAGCTGATCACGCTGCGCGATGGCGGCTCGATGGTCATCGGCTGGTGGAAAAACTACTGGGCCGATACCTGGGGCAAGTTCGAGCCGCCGGACAGCAAGCTGGACAAATCGCAGCTTGAGGAGATCGCGAAGCATCGCAAGGCGATGGACGCGCAGCGCGCGAAGGACGCCAAGGAAGCCGCGGAGGACTGCGCCGAACGGGCCCGCAGACTTTGGTCGCGTGCGCGCGAGCATGGACGGACGCCATATTTGGACCGCAAGGGCATCAACCTGGCCGGCGCGCGTGTCATGCGCGAGTCGCTGGTGGTGCCGCTGTATTCGATCGAGCGCAAGCTGGTCGGCTTGCAGTTCATCCAGGCGGACGGCGAAAAGCGCTTTCTCACCGGCACGCCGAAGCAGGGCGCCTTCTCGATCGTCGGCGAGCTGGACGTCGACGGCGACGATGTCATCGTCTGCCTGGCCGAGGGGTATGCGACGGCGGTCAGCGTATGCATGGCAACGGGCTGGCCGGTGATCGTGTGCTTTGACGCCGGCAACCTGCAGGCCGTGGCCGAGGCCTGGCGCGAGCAGTACCGCCACCACCGGATGGTGGTGTGCTGCGATGACGACCACGGCACGCGTGGCAATCCGGGCAAGCGCAAGGGCATCGATGCCGCGAAAGCAGTGAAGGGCGCCTGGTGCTGGCCGAACTTCAAGAACCGCGCGGATCGGACCGACTTCAACGACATGCACGCCGAGCAGGGGCTCGATGCGGTGGGGGAGATTGTGGTCGGCGCCGCCAAGCGTGCGCGCGGCGGCAAGTGGCGCCAGCAGCTCACGTACTCCAAGCGGTCGGGCGGGTTCAAGGCCAATCAGCACAACATTGCGCTGATCCTGGAGCGGGACCCGGAATGGACGGGGCTGCTGCGCCTGGACGCCTTCGCGAACCGAATCGTCATGACGCGCGAGCCACCGTTCGGCGGGGTTCGCCGGGAGGTGACGGACGCGGAGCTGAGCGAGGTGGCGGCCTGGTTCGGGCACCCGTACAGCTACGACATCAGCGTCTCCCAGTCGCTGGCGGCGGAGACGGTCACGATGGTGGCTACCCGCTATGCCTTCCACCCAGTGTGCGAGTACCTCGACTCGCTGGAGTGGGACGGTGTGCCGCGCCTCGATGGCCTGTTCACGGCGTATTTTGGCGCCGCCGACGACGACTACACGCTGGCGGTCAGCCGGCTGTTCATGCTCAGTTGCGTGGCCCGTGTGCGCCACCCGGGCTGCAAGGTGGACACGATGGTCGTGCTGGAGGGTTCGCAGGGCCTGGGCAAAAGCTCGGGCATCCGCGAGCTGGTGGGCCCGGAGTGGTTCATGGACACCAGTCAGCCGTTTGGCGACAAGGATTTCTACCAGGCGTTGGGCGGCAAGTGGGTCATCGAGCTGGCGGAGATCGCTGCGCTGTCCAAGCCGGACGTGAACAAGGTCAAGGCCGGGCTGTCGGCCCAGAAGGACACGTACCGGCCGAGCTATGGCCGCGTGGCGCGGGACTATCCCCGGCAGTGCGTGTTCGTCGGCACGACCAACGAAAGCGAGTACCTGCGGGATCACACCGGCGCCCGCCGCTTCCTGCCCGTGCGGGCCGGGTTCGTCGATCTCTCAGGCTTGCGCCAGCGTCGGGATCAGTTGTGGGCCGAAGCCAGCGTTCGCTACCGCGAGGCCTGCGAAGCGGGCGTGCACTGGTGGCATGTGCCCGAGTCGGCCAAGGAAGAGCAGGACGCCCGCTACCAGGACGATCCCTGGGCGGTGCCGGTGGCCCAGTGGCTGGCCGGGAAGGGCGGCGACGAGCAGTACCCGCCGCAGAGCAAGTCGATCACCCTGCGGTATGTGGAGGGCCCCGGCCGACGCATCCAGCGGGCGAGCGTCTCCGACCTGCTGCGGTGGGCCGTGCATGTGGACTTCGGCCGGCATACGCAGCAGGAATCCGGCCGCATGGGTCGGATCATGACGCGGCTTGCCTGGGCACAGCGACGGCTCGGCAAGCAGGAAGACCCCAGCCGGCCACGCGTGTACGAGCGGCCGGCCGAAGCGCCAGCCCCGGCCTCGGCGGTGGAGGTCGACGATGTCTTCTAGGTTTGCGCATGCGCAACGCGTGGCGGTCTCGCTGGTGGTGGGCCAGCGGCCGGCGCGCGATTCGCGGCGTTGGGTCCGGGTTGGGTCCGGGTTGGGTCCACCTTGGGTCCGGGTATCAAATGCCGTCGTGACGGGCTGGGTCCAAGGGGCCGGCCTCCCTCGTGCGCGTACGCCCGCCCGCGCGCGCACGCGAGCCGAACACCCCTCACCATCGCACCCCCCCTATGTGCGAGTTGTTACCCGGACTACCCGGACCCAGTGCCGTTTAGCCCGCAACGACGGGAAAAAGTGGGTCCAGGTACACCCGGACCCAATGCCGATTCAGTCGGACCCAGGCCGGACCCGAAATCAGCGGGTCCTTCCGGCCCTGCCAATGCACGCGGGTAAGCACGGGCGCGGAATTTCGCTAGCTGCAGCAGTTTCCGTATGGGTTCACGGCTTTGGCTCGATTGCCGTGAATGCTGTAGGTGATCTGGCGTGAACGGTGTGAGCAACTATCCAAAACTGCTGCCAGTCCTGGCCAAGAATTCGGAGCAGATGCTGTCCGGCCGCCAGTTGGTGGACGCGCTGCGCGAGGCGGACCTGGGCGAGTGGTCGGCCGACGCCGTACGGCAGTGGATTCGCGAGACGCCGCCGTGTCCGATCGCCCAGCCGGCGCGGCAGCAGGGGCAGGGGCACCGCTACCGCCTGCTGGATGTCGTGAACTGGCTCCTGGAACGGGCCGGCAAGGATCGGCTGAAGGGTTGGACGTCACCAGGTGCCCACGCCGCGCCGCAGGCCGCCCCAGCCGATGGGGGCGGGGGGCGCGAGGCGCCGCGTGATCAGGCTCGCGCCATCGACAGGGAGCTTTCGGCGATCTACGAGGACCTGCGCGCGAACCCGAAGCGTGACCCGAAATACCTGAGCCAACTTGAAGATGCCCTCGACCGCCGCGCCCGGCGGCTGGAGCGCACGGGCGCGCTGATCCCCGCGGCCGAGATCGAGCCTGTGTGGAGTGCCGCCACGCTGGCGGCGCGGTCGGAGATCGACGCCTGGGAGGGCGATGCGCCCACGCGGGCGGCACGGGCGGTCATCGAGCTGTCGCCCGAGGCCTTTGCCGATCACGCGTCGCGTGCGGCGCTGGATGAGGCGCTGGGCCGCATTTGCTCGCAGCTCGCCCGCGGACTCATCGAACGCCTGTCGCAAATCTCGCTGCCGGTGGCGGACCATGCCGCAGATTGAGTGCAGCGCCAGCACTGCGACCGCGTTCAATCGGACGTGGGGGGCGGCGTTCCGGCCGGCGCCGGACGAAACCGTCTCCGAGTGTGCCGAGCGCCTGCACGTGCGCCCGCCGGGCGACCCCATCCCAGGGCCGTTCCGGTTCGAGCGCACGCCGTACCTGCGCGAGATCTGCGACTTCTTCTCCGATGACTGCGGCCTGGACACGGGCGTCTGCCAGAAAAGCCAGCAGGTGGGCTACACGATCGGCGTGCTGCTTAACGTGATGATCTACGTGATTGCGCACGGCCTCGGCCGCATGATCGCCATGTTCCCGGTCGCCGGTGACGCCGCCAAATTCAATCGCTCCAAGTTCCGGCCGACCATCGAAGCCTCGCCCGATCTTCGGCCGCTGGTGGAAACGCGCTCGCGTCGCGGTGACAACACAGCCACCTGGAAGGAATTCCCGGGCGGCTGGCTCATGCTCGTCGGGTCAAACTCCGACAGCGACGTGACCCAGGAATCCGCGCCGTTCATCTTCGTCGAGGAACCAGACAGTTGCGCGCGCGCAATTGGTGGGGCGGGCAAGGGCGGTGATTCCGTCGAGCTGATCAAAGAGCGGGCCAAGGCCTACCGCAACGCCCGCAAGTTCATCGGCGGCAAGCCCAGCATCGCGGGTCACTCGACGATCGTCGAGGAGATGGAGCACACCGACAAGCGCCGCTGGATGGTGCCGTGCCATCACTGCGGCGTGGCCGACTACCTGCGGTTCGATCAGGTCAAATGGGCGAAGGACGCGGAGAACCCGCATCCGCGCTTCGGGCGGCACCACCCCGAATCCGCGTACTACGAATGCCCGCATTGCGAACAGCCCTGGACCAATGACGAGCGCATTGCCAACGTGCTGCGCGGTCACTGGGAGGCCACGGCACCCGCCGGTCGCGCCCGCGGCTGGTATCTCAACGAACTGATGTCCACGCTGTCCGCAAGCAGCCTTGCCGGCCTGGCGGAAACATTCCTCAAGGCCAACGAACAGCTCAAGGCAGGCGATCAGGGCGAAATGATCGTCTTCTACAACTCCAGCCTGGGCGAGGCCTACGAGCCCAAATCCGGCATCCCGGAAATCGAGCTGCTGCGCCAGCTTGGCGATACTTACCCCGCCGGCACCGTGCCCGCCGGCGGCCTGGTGCTCATCGCCACCTGCGATGTGCAGCATGACCGCCTGGCCGTCGTCGTACGCGCGCACGGCCGCGGTCAGGAAAGCTGGTTGGTGTTCCACGAGGAACTCGCCGGCAACCCCACCGAAACCGTGATCGATAGCGCCACCGGCGAAGTACGGCTCGGCCCCGTGTGGGATGAGCTGGACCGCGTCGTGTGGGCTGACTATCGCCACCGCCTCGGCGGCGCACTCTCCACCGAACTGCTCACCATCGACGCATCAGACGGCCAGACATCCGACGCCGTCTACAGCTACGTGAGGGATCGTCGCGGCGCGGGTCGGCCCGTCATCGCCATCAAGGGCGACGCCGAACGGCTCCAGACGGCCCGCCAGACTACGCGCGAGATCTACACCAAGCCCAAGCCCGTTGACGTCAATGCAAGGGGCAAGCACAACCGGTACGGCCTGCAGATCTACATCGTCGGCACGCAGCGTGCCAAGGATGTGCTCGCCAACCGCATGAAGTTCCGCCGCGACAAGCGCAAGGGTCCCGGCGTGCTGCATTGGTACGAGGGCGTTAGCGATGCCTACCTGCAGCAGCTCACCAGCGAAATCCGCATGCCCAAGGGGCGGGGCGTGGAGGTCTGGACCAAGAAGGCCGGCCGCGCCAATGAGGGCTGGGACTGCGAGGCCTACCAGATCCACGCTGCCCGGCATCTGCGGCTGCATTTGTGGCGTGAGGAGGCCTGGGCCGAGCGGGAACGCAACCTGCGGCAGCGCAGCCTGCTGGAGCGCGATCGCGCCACGGTCACGAAGGAAGATGCAGACACATCCTGGGCGAAGGTGTGACCGAGTCGGAGGACATCATCCGGCGCTTGACGCGGCGTGTGGTCATGAAGACCTTGCGGGCCTCCCTCGAAGACGCGGACCGCGTAGCCCAGCAGATCTACGCGGAGTTGAGCAACGAGTGTGGGGGCGACCGACTCTATATTGGCTGTACGCGCTCCACGCAGCAGCGCAATGCGCGCCTGCTAGCCGAGTACACCGACGTGTCGCGCCAGCACGGTCACGCCGTGGCCATGCGCGTGATTCGTCTACGCACCGGTCTGTCAGCCCGGCAAATTCAGCGGATCGTTCGTCAGCGGCGTGAGTCGTGACGGAAAGTGCAAATGTTGTGCGCGTTGGCGACCGAGTCATTGGTGGCGTGCATCGGGAGTCCGTGCTGGCGCTGATCGGCGCCAGCGTGATCGATGCATCTGGCGGAAACCGTGGGCGCGCTGATTGATCACGCCGGCGAGCGTTGTGTTGCGAGCGTATCGGTCGTGGATTGGCGGTAGCGTCAAGAACCCCGCCGGCGATGGCGCCGGCGGGGTCGTGCCCAGCGAACACCATGACCTTGAACGGCGTCCGAGGTCAGCGGTGGCAAACCGAAGTTGCCGAGGTAGATACGCTAACGCTGCTGGCCGGGATCGCCCCCAACTGGCACGATCGACACGGTGATGTCCACGCTAGTCTTTTCCAGGTAGGCGCCCTTAGTTCGGATGGCCTCCACAACTGTTCGGCTATGGGTGTCCATGCACCCGGTAAGGTCTCGCGTCCGCTGAAACGTCACTTCTCCCATCGCTTCGAGACATTGCTGCACCGAAAGCGGAAGGTCGGCGAGGTTTTTGTCTGCGTCGTAGTACAGCGTGTACTGCGGTAGGGCCTTGCCCTTCGTTGCTATGACATTCATATCGCACTCCTTGAGTTGGATCACATGGCGGGCACAGGTGCCCGGCAGCCCGATAGGGGCCTGCAGAACGAAATTACTGAATGCATCAACCTCAATTGGTTGAACCCGCGGATTCCGGAACTTCAGCCACTCCTTGGGCATGCCGCATGGCGAATCAGTGGAACACGCTGCCGGAACATGAATGCATATCCGCACGCCGGGCGGGCTAGATGTCCGGTTTTTCCCGAAAACTTCGTATGGTGAAGTGTCGCGATGGGCGACTTTTTCCAGGGAGTGGGGAAATGCTCAATTCACGATGGGGCCGCTTGCGGCCCACAGTCGTCATGCTGGTGGCTTCGATGTCGTTTGTCGCAGCCGCAGAAGAGGAGATTGCTGATCCTCCAATGACGGACGCTGCGCCTGTGGCCGCAACGACAGACGATGGGACAACCACTGCAACGAATGCCGAGGAGGCGCCCGCCGAAACGACGGCCGAAGACACGACGGTCGCAGCAACTGGAGAGGCATCGACGCAACCGCCCGGCGCCCCAAAGCCGAAGATCGGCACGCAGTCAGTCGACACCCCAGACACTGGGGAATCACTGAAGGGATTCCATTTTGCGCCAGCGCTCTTTGTGCTCACCTATGACGAGGAAGTCCTTGAGGATTCCAAGGACACGCGCATTCGATCCGATGACACGCTGGAAGCCTATGGTACGGAGACCACAACCGCTCTCGGATTTGAGGTTCATTACAACTTTTATTGCTGGCGAACGCCTAGTAAGGTTGGTTGGGGGCCGACCACGGAGACGGCTGTCTACACCAGTTCGTGGGGTATCACCTGCTCACCGTTCCTCGGGTTCTTCGACATCGATGACGGAATCAAGGGGTACATCGTCGGATTGCTTTTCGGTGGATGGCGCGGCGACGAAAATTTCAACAACAAAGTCGCGCTCAATGTCGGTGTCGGTTGGATGCGACACAACGACCAGTTGGTCCTTGCTGACGACGTGAAGGAAGGATCGGTACCGCCTGAGGGATTGCTCTCCGAAGACTATACGACTCGCGACAACGTCGATGGGTGGGCAATCATGATTACTGCAGCGTTGGGATTTTGAGATAGGGCAGGCCGCGTGCACGAATCGGGTTTTCCTGCCGGCCTGGTGCTCGCGGCCTTCTCGATATGCTCATGCGAAGCGCGCGCTGCAGTGCGGACATATCTTTGAATCTTTGGTGACTCCGTTGCCGCAGTTCCCGCACAGCAATCGGCGCGACATACGCGAGCCGACCACAAGAAGTATCACCCCTGCGATTGTGCCGATCGGAAAGATAAACAGCAGAATCAGGCCAATGAGTTGGACCAGTGCGCCCGTTCCGATGAACTGATACTTGGTCTTCTTTTTCGCCACTGTCATTCCGGGTCCTCGTCGTCCGCATGAATCGGGGCGATGATGATCTCGTTGGGCAGATGGCATCGCGGGTCGGAAGCATTCTCGCAGTTAATATTCGCGGCGACCTGACTGGAGACGAGTGCTGCCAACCTGTTCATTTCCTGCCGTTCATCCGCTAGCGCGGTCAGCTGTGTCTGTGCGGAAGTCAACGACGTTTCCAGCGTCGCTGCACGCTTCTCAGCCTGCTCCACTTTCTCGTTCGTGAAGTAGTACGTGATGATTGCGCCTACGACGATGCCCATCAGCCCCGATACGCCGCTGAGCACTTTCATGACATCTTCAACAGTGCTGAAGCGCCATATGGCGGACATCGCGAGCAGCGCGCAAAAAGCAATTAGCGCAAGTGCAACTGCGGTTGGTTCGCTCATGTTTAACTCACCCTTCCCCTCTTATCAGAGGGCCGCGCATCTCGCCTGGAGGGAAGCGCCGCCAGTCGGGCCGAAAGTCAGATGAAATTTTGGCGGCGTCGCGGTCCAGACCCGCCCACCGGTAGGTTCAGGGCAGCCGCGACACGTTTTCGGTAAAGCATGTCGCGAGTGCCGTGCTTTGCTGCGCGGCATGAGTACCGACGCCGAACGCCTTGCCGCCTACCGCCTGGCTGAACAACAGGTGCTGCAGGGGCAGCGTGTCACGCTTGAAGACGGCAGCACGCTGGATCGGGCGGACCTGGCATTCATCGCTCGGCAGATCGAGCGGCTGGAGCGCAAGGTGGGCGCAGCGATCTGTCGGCGGCGGCCGATCGGGGTACCGCTGTGAGCCTGCCAGCTGTTCGGGACTCGCTACCGATCCTGCATCCGAACGGGCAGCCTGCTCGCATGGTGCTGGAACGCTCCGTCCACGCCGCGGCTGATCGACGGGACCCCGACCTGGCGAGCTGGAATCCGGGGCTATCCAGCCCTGACATGGAAATTCTGCCGGAGTGGGAGACTCTCACGGCCCGCACACGCGAGCAGGTCCGCAACAACGGTGTTGCGTCCGGCGCCGTGCAGACGGCGATCGACCGCGTCATCGGCACGGGCCTGCGCCTGGTCTGCAAGCCCGACTACAAGGCACTGGGTCTGTCGCGCGAGTGGGCGGAGGAGTGGAGCCGTCACGTTGAGGCGCGCTGGCGGTTGTATGCCAACGACATCGACAACTACTGCGATGCTTCCCGCCGGCTGGATTTCGCGGGGCTACTCGCGCAGGCCTACCGTAGCTACATGCTGTCGTCCTCTGAGATTTTGGCGACGATTGAGTGGTTGCCTCGCCGGCCGGACAAGTACGCAACTGCGATTCAGATGATTCAGCCGGACCGGTTGAGCAATCCCTGGGACATCGCGGATACCGACCGGTTGCGTCGCGGTGTAGAGCTCGCCGAATACGGTGTGGCGCAGGCCTATCACATCCGTCAGGCGCACCCGAGCGAGGTCGGGCTGATGGGCAGCCGGAACGCGTACAGCTGGCAGCGCGTCCCGGCATTCACCCCGTGGGGCCGCCGGCGCGTGATCCACGTGTTTGAGCAGGAACAGCCGGGCCAGACGCGTGGAAAGCCCGGGTTTGTGTCCGTGCTGGCGGAGATGCGCGTGCTCAGCCGGTTCAAGCGCGCAGCCCTGGAGGCCGCGATCGCGAATGCAATGTACGCCGCGGTCATCGAGTCGGAGATGCCAACGGAGGACGTCGCGGCCGCGCTTGGGGGCTCCACGAGCCCGATGAAGGACTACCTGAAGGCAAAAAACGCCTTCAACCAGGAAAACGGGTACGCCACGCTGAATGGCTTGCGGGTACCTCACTTGGTGCCGGGCGAGAAATTCCGCCTGCTCGCTGCCGAGCATCCGACCGCCAGTTATGCCGAGTTCGAAGCCGCGTCGCTGCGCCATCTCGCGGCCGGATTCAACATGAGCTACGAGGAGGTCTCACGCGACTACTCGAAGACGAACATGAGCGCGGCGCGCGTCGCCATGAATCAGGCGTGGCGCTTCTTTGCCGGTCGTCGGCATCACATCGCAAACAAGTACGCGACCCAGATCTATGCTGCCTGGCTGGAGGAGGCGTTTGATCGCGCTGACGTCGAAATGCCGGCGGGCGCGCCGGGGTTCATCGAAGCCAAGACCGCCTGGTGTGGCTGCGAGTGGATTGGTGCGCCGAAGGGTCACGTCGACGAGCTCAAGGAACGTCAGGCGGGCGGGTTGGCGTACGGAATGTACACCACGTCGCTGAAGCGATTGTGCGCAGAGCAGGGCGACGATTGGGAAGAAGTCCTGGAGCAGCGCGCATACGAACTCAAGCGCATGCG